TAGCACAAAAAACGGCAGCAGGAACTGGACCTGCAGCAGCATTTGCTTTTCCCATATTTTATGCTAGTCAAATTGCAGCAGTTTTAAGCACAGTCAGTCAGGCAAAACAGATATTATCAAAAGTAAAAGGGGGTGGTGCTTCTATAGGTGGAGATATTTCAGGTGGTGGTAGAGGTGTGTCAACACCAAGTGCACCATCATTTAATATTGTAGGTTCTGATCCACAAACTCAACTTGCAGATGCCATAGGTCAACAAGTACAAAAACCTGTAAAAGCATTTGTGGTTGCAGGGGATGTATCAACTGCACAAAGTCTAGACAGAAACATCATACAAGAAAGTTCATTGGGATAGACAAAAACAAGTAATTATAACGATATATAATTATGAAGATAGTTGAATTGATCCTAGATGACAACGAAGATTTAACAGGTATCGAAGCAATAAGCATAGTAGAAAATCCTGCAATAGAAGAAGATTTTATTGCACTTAAAGGAGAGATACTCACACTCAAAGAAGTAGATAAAGAAAAGAAAATATTATTAGGTGCTTTACTTGTACCTAACAAACCTATCTATAGAAAAAATGGTGATGAGGAATACTATATTTATTTTTCAAGAGAAACTGTAAGAAAAGCATCACAAATATATTTACAAAAGGGTAACCAAAATAATTCTACATTAGAACACCAACATACAATCAAAGGTCTTTCACTAGTAGAGAGTTGGATTGTAGAGGATACAAAAAAAGACAAGACTGCATTATATGGTCTTGAATATCCTGTAGGTACTTGGGTAGGTGCAGTAAAAGTAAACAACGATCAGATTTGGGAAGAGTTTGTAAAGACAGGCAAAGTAAAAGGATTTAGTATAGAAGGTTACTTTGCAGACAAAGCTGAAAGACCAAAGGATCAAACAATAAAAGACCTCGCAAAGATAGAAGAAGAAGAAGCAGAAGAACTACTATCACAAGTAAAAGGGATTATTAGAAACGACAAAAGATACAAAGCAGGTAAAAGATTAATATTTGAAAGTTTTAGTGATTATCCAGATGCAGTAAAGAACAATGCAAAAAGAGGTATTGAACTCAATAAAAAAGTAAACAACAAATGTGCAACTGATGTTGGAAAAATTAGAGCTCAACAATTAGCACAGGGTAAAGCAATAAGCGAACAAACAGTAAGTCGTATGTATTCTTTTTTGTCAAGAGCTGAGGAATATTACAAACCAGAAGATAAAGAAGCTTGTGGTACAATCTCATATTTACTTTGGGGTGGTCTTGCAGGTAAAAGATACGCAGAAAAAAAATTAAAAGAGTTAGGCAAATTAGAACTATATAGTCAAAAGGTCAACGATGACTTTGCCATTATTATGGATAGACTTGCTTATTCATCCAAAGAGATGGCAGAAAAGATTGCTAAAGATATTGGTTGTGATGGCATACACGAACACGAGTTTGAAGATATGACTTGGTATATGCCTTGTGAGCAACACGCACTTACAGAAGAAGAATTTAAAAAATACAAATGTCCAAAAGGATATAAAAAAGATTACCAAAAACACAAGTGCGTAAAGATGGCAGAGATAGGTCCTAGAGGTGGTATTAGAAAAAGTCCAAAAGCACCAAAGTCAGGTACACCAAATCCAAGACCAAAAGGTCAGGGTACGGCAAAGGGTGATGCTTCTACAAGCAGAGGTGCAAAAGTAAGCAAGAAAGATGAAGCAACACTACAAAAAAAGTCTGATGATTTCAATAAAAGATACAAAGACAAACTAGGTTATGGTGTAACAGTGGGACAATTAAAGGCAGTATTTCAAAGAGGATTGGGTGCATTCAATGTATCACATAGTCCTAGAATACAATCGCCAACTGCTTGGGCACAAGCTAGAGTAAATGCCTATTTATATTTAGTAAGAAACGGCAGACCACAAAACCCTAAATACACAGGAGACTTTGATCTGTTACCAAAAGGACATCCAAAAAGTAATAAAAAATAAAAGATATGAAACTACAAAAATTTAGAGAGTATATTAATAAAAGAGTAGAACTGAATCTTGCAAATCGTGTTCAAAAGCATATAGATAATATATTTGATGATTTAAAAAGAGGACAAGTTGCTTTAAATAGAGCAGCGAATAAGGCAGAACAAGATTATAATTCAGCAAAATCGAAAATAAGACAAGCCGAATCTCTTATCAAAGAATTAGAGGAACAAGAAAAAAATACTGGGGTAAAAGAGCAAAAACTTCAGGCATTTAAAAAATCAATAAAATCTGCTATTGCAAATCATAAAAGGTTATTACGACAAGCAGTTGATGCAGGTAGAATTTAAAAAATGAAGTTACCAAGTTACACAAGTCCGAAAGGTGGTAGGAGAGCTTGTCTTTGCAAAGATGGACTTACTTACAAAATAGAGTGTTGTACAGGAGAATTACACGCACAGGGCATTGGTGCATTGAAAGGTGGTAGTAATGCCAGTATTAATGGTGTATCACGAACAGGATAAAAAGCAAATATCAATTTAGTAAACGATATATTATTATGGAGTTAAAAATAATTTTAGAAGCATTCAGCAAAAAAGAAAAACAAAAAAAATTAGAATCAGATAAAGTACAATTAGCTAGTCCAAGAGATATACCTAAATACAAAAATACTCTTAAAGATATAGAAAGAAAAATAAGAGAATTTGAACAGTTTAAGCGACAAGCAAAACCAGAAATTTTAAGAACTGTTAAAGCACTTAATGAAATCAAATCAAATGTACTTGGTATGGGTATGAAATATAAAGATGTAAAAGGTCTAAACGAATTAAACGATTTATATTATAAAGTTCGTTCAGAAGCAAAACAAGCAAACATTATTTAAAAAATACAAAATAAATTTTAAAAAGCGATATATAGTTATGAAAGCGACAGAAGTATTAAAACAAGTGAAAAACATTCTTGGAGTTGAGTTATCTGATATTCAATTAGCAGAACTCAAGTTAGAGAATGGAACTGTTTTGGAAGCAGAAGTTTTCGAATCAGGCAAAGAAGTTTTTATTAAAACGGAAGATGAAAAAGTTGCTCTACCAGTTGGAGAGTACGAACTTGAAGATGCTAGAGTTCTTGTTGTTGAGGAAGAAGGTATGATTAAAGAAATCAAGAATGCAGAACACGAGGAAGATGAAAAAGAAGATGAAGAAAAAGTGGATGCTAGATATGTAACAAGAGAGGAGTTCAGAAAAGAGATGGATGAATTAAAAGAGCATATCAATAAAATGATGGATCATAAAGACAAAGAAAAGATGTCAAGTGATTTGCAAGAAGAAGTATCTTTAGCAGTAACGGAAGTTTTGAATAGCGAAGCAGAAGAAAAAGAAGCTCTTAAACAAGAGTTATCTAAACCTGCTGCCGAGCCACTCAAACACAGTCCAGAACAAGAAAAGTCTAGTAGAGGATTCAAGTTTGCACAAAACAGAAGAATGTCCACATTAGATAGAGTAATGGAACAAATAACAAATAAATAAATATAAATAATTATGGCAGTTTTAACACACGTTAATAATGATGTTGTAAGAATTAAAAATGATGTTGATGCAGTATCAGCAGCAGTTACTCTTACATCAGCAGATAGTGGTAAATGGTATGAACTTGCTGCATCAGCAGGAGTTACAGTAACATTACCATCAGTAGAATCTGGACTAAATTTTAGATTTGTTGTAGCAAACGCATTTGATACATCAAATTATATCATTGATAGTGCAGAAGGAGATAATATAGATGGAATTTTAGTAGTAAATGGTGCATCTGTAGCAGCTTCAGGAGAGGACCAAATTAACTTTGTAGCATCAGCAGAATCAGTAGGAGATTTTATTGACATCTGGTCTGATGGTAACAAGTGGTATGTTTGGGGTATCGGAAACGCATCAGGTTCAATTACAGCTACTGATCCAAGTTAATAAATAAATAAATAAATAAAAGAGATATGGCTACTACAACAAGTATAACAACTTCATACGCAGGAGAGTTTGCAGGGGAATATATTGCTGCTGCTCTATTGAGTGGAGTTACATTATCACAGGGTGGTGTTAGTATAAAACCTAACATCAAATTCAAAGAGGTTATCAAAAAATTAGCATTAGATAGTATTCTAAAAGATGCTAGTTGTGATTTTGATCCGACTTCTAACGTAACATTAACAGAAAGAATATTACAACCAGAGGAATTTCAAGTAAACCTACAACTTTGTAAAAAAGATTTCAGACAAGATTGGGAAAGTGCATCTATGGGATTTAGTCAATATGACAACTTACCAAGAAGATTTAGTGATTTCTTAATCGCACAAGTTGCAGCAAAAGTTGCAGAAAAAGTAGAACAAAACATTTGGCAAGGTGCTACTGCAAATGCAGGAGAGTTTAACGGCTTTCAAGCATTGTTATTAGCAGATAGTGATGTTGTTGATGTTTCTGGTACTACACTTTCAGCATCTAACATTATTGCAGAGCTAGGCAAAGTAGTTGATGCGATTCCAAGTGGAGTTTACAACAAAGAGGATTTAAAGATTTATATTCCTACAAGTGCAGCAAAGTTTTATATTCAAGCACAAGCAGCACTAGGTTATAGAGAATTGTATCACGTTGGTAAAACAGATATGAACTTTCAAGGGATTCCATTATTTACGGCTCCAGGATTAGGTGCTGACAAAATGGTTGCAGCAGAATCATCAAACTTATTCTTCGGAACAGGTCTATTGAATGACTGGCAAGAAGTTAAGTTGATTGATATGGCTGACATTGATGGATCACAAAACGTAAGAGTTGTTTTGAGAGGAAGTGCAGGAGTACAACACGGCATCGGTTCTGATATTGTATTGTATTCTTAATATTGTTTAACATAAGAAAGGTAGGTGGGGTATATGCCTACTTACCTTTTTTTATAAAATTATAAAATTATGGCTTGTACGTTAACAAAAGGAAGAGAGTTACCTTGTAAATCAGGGGTAGGTGGATTAAAGTCTATCACGTTTGCAGATTTCGGTACATTAGGTGCTTTGACTATCGCAAATGAAATGATCACAGACTTTGGTGGTTCACCAACATTTATGAAGTTCGATGTAAAAGGGAACTCAACAATGGACACTACTGTTACATCATCAAGAGAGAATGGTACAACATTCTATGAAACATCGGTAGTAATGAACTTAATCTTCCAAGAGGAGAAAACTCAAGCTGAAATTAAATTACTAGCAGTATCAAGACCTCACATTATTGTTGAGGATTACAATGGCAATTTCAGATTAGTGGGAAAAGATCACGGATGCGAACTAATAACAGGTACATTCAGTAATGGTGCAGCAATGGGAGACCTTTATGGTTACTCTTTGACATTTGTTTCACAAGAAACAGAAGCACCAGACTTTATTACAACTGCTGCTTACAATGCAGAAAGTCAGGGAACACAGATTGATGTAAATTAATTTTAGTATTTTGAGTAAAGAAAGGGGACTTATGTCCTCTTTTTTTTTGCACCTATACAAAATATCATTTATATTTCGATATATAAGTATGAAGGTTTTGACAACGAGTAGTTCTGCTCAGAATATTGATGTGATACCAAGAACATACGCATCATCATATACTTTAAAATTAAGAGATACAAGCAAGAACAAAGAAGTATTTTCATCAAGTGTAAGTGCTTCTGATAATGGCAATTTTAAGAGATTATCTGCAACTATAAGTCCTGTACTCAAAGAGGGTAGATATTATGATATGAGTTTGTTAAGTGGTAGTGCAACTGTTTACAAAGACAAAGTATTCTGCACAGATCAAACCATCAATCAAGCAAACAACAATCATTATGATATCAATAGTGGAGAGTTTACATTTGATGAAACATCAGGATCACACGATAACGATTACATAATAGTATGAACGATTTAAGAGTTATAAATTTAAGTAGTTACACCACACCTAAAGTTGTTGAATACAAAAACAAAGAATGGATAGGGTATGGCGATGACAACAACTACTTTAAATATCTTATAGACAGGTACAATGGCAGTCCAACAAATAATGCTATTGTAAATGCTATCTCTGCTATGATATTTGGAAAAGGTTTGGATGCTACAGATAGCAATAGAAAACCAGAAGAATATGCAAAGATGATTTCTTTGTTTAACAATGATTGTATTAGAAAACTTTGTTATGATCTAAAATTAATGGGACAATGTTCTATTCAGATAATATACTCAAAAGATAGAAATACAATCGCACAAGTAGAACACTTCCCAGTAGAAACATTAAGAGCTGAAAAGTCAGGAGAGGATGGAGAGATAAATGCTTACTATTATTTTCACGATTGGGCAGAATACAAACCACAAAGCAAACTAAAAAGAATACCTGCTTTTGGAAAGAGTAACGAATCAATAGAAATATTGTATGTCAAACCTTATAGAGCAGGGTATCATTATTATAGTCCTGTAGATTATCAGGGTGGGTTGCAATATGCAGAGCTTGAAGAAGAAGTAGGTAATTTTCATTTGAATAATATAATGAATGGTATGTCTCCAAGTATGTTAATAAACTTCAACAATGGTGTACCAAACGAAGAAGAAAGAGAACTTATAGAACAAAGAATATCACAAAAGTTTTCTGGTAGTAGTAACGCAGGTAAATTTATTTTAGCTTTCAACGACAATGCAGATACGGCAGCAAGTATTGATCCTGTTCAGTTATCTGATGCACACCAACAATATCAGTTCTTGAGTGAAGAAAGCACAAGAAAAATAATGGTAGCACATCGTATTGTATCTCCTATGCTTATAGGTATCAAAGACCAGTCAGGACTAGGTAACAATGCAGATGAATTAAAGACTGCATCTATATTACTAGACAATACAGTTATCAGACCTTTCCAACATTTACTGATTGACTGCTTTGATAAAATATTAGCATATAACAAGATTTCACTTAATCTTTATTTTAAGACCCTACAACCACTCGAATTTACAGACTTGGAGAATGTAGAGGATGAAGAAACGAAAGAGGAAGAAACAGGTGTTAAATTAAGCGAGGAGAGGTGTTGTGTAAGTCTAGGAAGTGATTTAGACAAATACATAGACAATGATGTCGCAGATGCTTTGATAGATTTAGGAAAAGATGAAAACGAGTTATTAAAAAAATACGATGTCATAGATGAGTTTGAGGTAGATTACGAAACAGAAAACGAACTAGACCAGAAGATTGCAGAGCTGAACGAAAAGACAGAACTCGCAAACACAGGAAGTGCAAAACCATACAGAGATAGTAAGCAAGATGGCAAGTCAAAAAAGAAAGGACAAGAAGATGTTATTTATCTAGTGAGATATATGTATACACCCTATAGTGGTGCTTACAAAACAAGAAAAGGTAGATCAAGAGAATTTTGTATCAAGATGATGAACGCAAAGAAAGTTTATCGTAAAGAAGATATAAAGGCGATGGATAACAAAGTAGTCAATGCAGGATTCGGTAAGGGTGGTGCAAATACATATTCTATATGGCTCTATAAAGGTGGTGCAAGATGTCATCACAGATGGACTAGAAGAATTTATGCAAGAAAAGAAGGCAACAAATCTTTAGGTGATGTGGTTAGTACAACAAGTGCAATAAAGAAAGGTTTTAGACCAGACAAAAATGCAAAGAAAGTATCAATAGCACCTCGTAATATGCCCAACAAAGGATTTACGGCAGCATATTGGAATAAAATGGGATTTAAGAATTAAAAGATGGCAGTAGCATTATTCATAAAACCAATAGATTTAAAAAGAAACTCAATTATTGATGGCAATGTTGATGTGGATAAATTTATTGGATTTGTCAAAATAGCACAACAGATACATATTAGAAACTATCTAGGTACTGATCTATACAACAAAATAAGCTCTGATATTATTGCAGGTAGTTTGACAGGTAATTATTTAAATCTAGTCAACGACCATTTGCAAAATATGCTGATCCATTTCGCAATGGTGGATTATTTGCCTTTTGCAGCATATCAGATAAAAAATGGTGGTATCAGTAAGCACGTTTCAGAAAATGCAGAAAGTGTTAGCAAAGAGGAAGTAGATTACCTAGTAGAAAAACACAGAGATATAGCAGAATATTATACAAGAAGATTTATTGATTATATGAGTTTCAATCAGAGTTTGTTTCCAGAATATACAAGCAATACAAATGATGATATACATCCTGATAAAGATGCTCTTTTCAATGGTTGGGTGTTATGAAGTATAAGGTAAAGAAAAAAAATATAGAAAAATTAATAACATATTTAAAAGTCAATGGCAACATTAACAAATACACAAATATCAGTAACGTATGTAGGTCTCTTAAAGACAAGTGCTAATACAGTCTTAACATCTACAGCTCAACAAATAACTGATGGCGATGGTAACAACAGTATTATGTTTTTATCTACGGCAGGTGTTGGTATTGGTGGCAGTCCTGCATCAGGCAAAGAATTAGATGTAACAGGTAACGTACAAGTAACAGGAGACCTTATAGTAGATAACATAACAATAGATGGCTCTACAATTACAAATGCTAGTGGTAATCTTACTATAGTAAATACAGTTGATGATGGTGATATAATATTACAATCAGACAATGGTGGTGGTGGCACGACAGAATATATAAGACTTGATGGGGGTGATGTAAGAATTATTGCAAGTAGAGAAATCAGAACTATTGATGGTGTCGCTTTTAAAGCAGGTACTAGTGGTGATTTTGCTATATTTCACGATGCAACAGATACTAATTTAGAAAATGAAACTGGCGATTTAATTATAGTAAACAAAGCCGATGATAAGGACATAGTGTTTAAGTCTGATGATGGATCAGGTGGAGTTACTACCTATTTTAAACTAGATGGTAGTGCAGGTTTTACAGTTGTAAGTAAAAAGTTTAGATTTGAGGATAATGTAAATCTAACTCTAGGTACTGCTGATGACCTTTCTCTTTTTCACGATGGAACAGACAGTACAATCAAAAACGACACAGGAGATCTTATAATAAAAAACAATGCTGATGATAAAGATATATTATTTCAATCAGATGATGGTAGTGGAGGAGTTGCAACGTATTTAACTCTTGATGGAAGTGCTGAAAAAATATTAATACAAAAATCAACAGTTTTTACAGGTGGTGGTATGGACTATGGTGTTGATGGCACAGGTGCAGATGTTATATTTTATGGTGATACATCTGGTAGGAATATGAAGTGGGATCAAAGCGAGGATCATTTGTTATTTACCGATAATACTAAATTAAAATTTGGTACTAGTGGAGACCTAGAAATCTTCCACGAGGGCTCTCACAGTAGAATTAAAGATGTAGGCACTGGTCATTTGATTTTAAATGCAACTGATTTCGTTGTTAATAATTCTGGTGATAGTGCTAATATGATTATTGCTACTGATGGTGGATCGGTTAGTTTATATCATTCAGGCAATAAAAAGTTTGAGACCACAAGCACAGGTGTAAATATTGTAGGTGGGACATCAGCAACCTCAACACATATTTTACAAGTAGGAAATGTATCAAGTGGCTTAGGCAACAATACTTCTTCTTTACATCTATCAGAGAATACGACTGGCAGTGATATGAATTTTGGTTTTTCATTTACTGCTGATGGTAATAGCACAAATAATCTTTTAATTAAAAGGCATAGTGGTTCGACATCAGGTAGCACAGTAATCACTATAAATAGAGATGATGACAATGTAACTTTTGCAGGTAACGTAAGTCTAGCAGATAGTAAAGAGTTAATTTTAGGTAATAGTGGAGATTATGCACAATTTCACGATGGGACAAATACTTATTTATCAAATGGTACTGGAGATTTGATAATTAGAAACCAAGCAGATGATAAAGATATTAGATTTCAAGCCGATGATGGTAGTGGTGGAAATACTGAATATTTTAGGTTAGATGGTGGAGTTACAAGAAATATATTTAGCAAAGATTTAAGATTATTAGATGATGTTCAATTTGATATTGGTAGTTCTGATGATTTTAGAATAAAACATACCTCTGCTAACAATGCAACATTTGTCCAAAATTTTACTGGTAACTTAAATATTGAACAATTTGCAGATGATTCCGATATTGTATTTAAGTCTGATGATGGCTCTGGGGGTACGACAGAATATTTTAAATTAGATGGTAGTCAAACTATCATTGATGTTGCAACTAGAACACTTTTTAGAGATAGTGTAAAAGCGACATTTGGTGCAGGTTATGACCTTGAAATATATCACGATGGCTCAAATTCTTTTATAAGCGATCAAGGCACAGGTACACTTAAAATATTAAGTAATGGAGTTGAGATTAAAAATGCAGCAGATAGTGGATTTATGGCTTTTTTCGGTGCAACAGGTGCAAGTGAGCTATATTTTAATACTGCAAAAAAGTTTGAAACTACAAGTAATGGTATATCGGTAACTGATTCTACTATAACTTTAGGGGCAGCAGGTACAACTGGTTTATTACAAATTCAACAAGCATCAGGTACAAATACATCAGGTGGTAGTTTACAACTATATGGTGGTAGAAGTACAGGTAATGCATCAGGTGGAGATATACAATTTTATGTCGTACCAGCAGGAAGCTCAGGTAGTAGTGTAAATAGTCCTAGTCAAGTAATGCACATCGAAGCATCATCACAAAATGTAGGCATAGGCACAACAAGTCCATCACAAATTTTGCATTTAGAAAAAGCAAATGACCCTATGCTTTTAATAACAAGAGGAAGTTCTAATAGAGTTCTTTTAGGTGATACAGGAAGCAATAATGGTGGTGATTTACTTTTATATAATTCTTCTGGTTCAAATACAGTTTTAATTAGGTCTGGGGATGATAGTTATCTAAATGGAGGAAACGTAGGCATAGGTACAACGAGTCCTTCTACAAAATTGCACGTAGACGGTACAGTAAGATTTGAAAATTTACCAACATCTGATCCATCTGTAGCAGGGGCATTATATAATGATAGCGGAACTTTAAAAATATCAGCAGGTTAATAAATAAAATTAAATTAAATTAAATAAAAATGGGAAAAAGTAAAATAAGTTATAATTGGGTTATAAATGGCTTTGATGCCAAGATTAGCCACGATAGTAAAGACAATGTTATATATGCTATACATTGGTCTTACAATGCAAACAAGGGAGATCACAATGCAAATATGATTGGATCAGACCAAGTAGAGTACAACGCAGATTCTTTTATTGAATACAAAGATTTAAAAAAAAGTGATGTGATTGGTTGGTTAGAAGCAAAACTAGATGTTGCCAATATGCAAAAAAGTCTATCAGATCAAATTGCACTAAAGGAGGCACCAGTAGATGTTATGCTAAAACCAGAGTGGTAAAATTTATATATTTGTAAAAAAATATATTATGAAATTAGAAAAATCAGAATTAGAGTACATACAAGAATTGTTAAATGATGAAACAAGATACTATGTTGAGGTGGGTAAAGCACACTACAACAAACTTATTTCGGATGCTAAAATTGCAGATTCTATCAAAAAGATAGATCAATGCAAAAAGGACTTTAGTAAGAAAATGCAAAAGCTAGAGAATAAATATGGCAAAGTAAATATCAATCTTGCAGATGGCTCTATTCAAGAAGTAGAGAAAAATGAGCAAGACAATTAATGAAGATACATCGGTTAAGTTAGATTTAAAAACTATTTTTTTAATAATAGGTGGTGCTATATCACTTGCATCAATGTACTTTGTAATGCAGTCCGATATTGCAGAAGCAAAGGAACTACCAAAACCTGTCGTGTCAGAAAAGGAAGCAGAATTTAAAGACAAGCTCATACGTTCTCAAATAGATTTAACTCAACAACAAGTCGAGAACATACAGGAAGATGTAAAGGAGATCAAAGAAACTGTTGAGAAAATAGAAGAAAGAGTATATGAACTTAAAAATTAAGATATGTGTCCTATTAACTGTCCTATTTGTTTCAACTGTCAGTAGTCAATATTATAAAGATAATATAAGTGTCGTTCTGTTTAAAGCATCATTTGTCGAAGATGTTAGCTTAAAAGAATACAAAGAACACAACACACATATATTTGACTTTGAAAACAGTAAACACGAGGAATATTTTGCAGATGAAAGTATAGAGTTTTTACCTACTATTATTTTATACAATAATGGCAAAGAAATATACAGGGTAGAAGCAGGTATTACATTAAGACTACCAGAAGATTACGAGGTAGAATTTCAAAAACAGATTGACAAACTTTTACAAGATAGATTTTAATTATGAAAAAATATTTATTATTAGCATTTTTATTTACACTTAATGTAAATGCACAGTTTTTTAAAAAAGCATACGAGGGTATATTTAAATATGCTACAGTATATGTAGCAGGAGATATGCGAGAAGCATACGAAACTCAATACCCAGATTATTTTATTAGAACAAACCCTGATGATTTATATGCAATACCAGATGTTATAGATCAGACAATTTATCATCCTTTCGATTATCGTATAGGTATTGGTGTTAGAAAAATTGCAAGATTCAACTATGAGCTGAAACCTAACTATATTGATGGATCAGAAAACTTAATAGGTTTATCAGCACCTATTTCAGCAGTCAAAGGTTTGGAGTATTTATTTCACTATGAAAGAGAAAGAGAAAGAAGCGAGGAGTTTGACAACACAAGATATTTTATAAGACATACAGGAAAATACCACATAGTCAAACTAGAATCAAGAAAACAAGGCAACGTAAACTTTCAGTATCAAAGTGCAGAGATTAGAGCAAGATTACCAATAGGACAAAAGTTTGGTATTAGTGCAGGTGTAATAGCAAGATCACATCAAAAAGCATACGGATACAATCCTATAGAAATATGGCTTAATCAAACTGTAACAGCTTTAGATTCGAATGGACAAGAATATACTTACCCTGTAAACCCTTGGTACAGTTTGGGATATTTGTACGGATACGAAGATGAATTTACACAGTACACAAATGTACAAACAGGTGAGAGCTTTTACGATTGGATATGGCGAAACGAGGATGGAGAGATAGTGGCTTATGGAGATAGAGATTTTAGAGATAGAGTTTTTGGTGGATTGATGAACAGATACAATCGTGAACAATGGGATTTACTTGATCCTTTTGCAGAGGTTGCACCAATAGTGGGTTTTGATTATTATTATTACAGAGAAAGATTTTGGTTACACGCATACGGAAACTATATACTCCCTTATCATCATTATATAAAAGGCGATGAGGAGTATTCTTACTTACACAGAAATAATTTTGGTAAAGCAGGTTTGATTAAAGATGCAGAAGAAGAACAATGGGAAGATTATCAAGCAGGTATAATATTAGGTTGGAAGATTAGTAAAACACTTGGACTCTTTATTGAAGGAGAATATATAAAGTTCTGGGATAGTGAAATATTAAATAGTTCAGTAGGTCTAAATTTTAGATTATGATTTCAAAACATATATCAGATAAAGAAGCAACAAAAAGCATAACTGCCTTGAGATTAGGCATTGACAATACACCAAATGGTACTGCATATAACAATATGAAAACACTTGCAGCAAATGTTTTCGAACCATTAAGAGAGTGGGTAGGTGGTCCAATTAAGATTACATCTATGTATAGAAGCACAGAGCTAAACGAAGCTATAGGTGGAAGTAAGACATCACAACATTGTAAAGGTCAAGCCATTGACATTGATGACATCTATGGTTACAAAACAAATGCAGAGATGTTTGACTACATAAAAGATAATTTAGAGTTTGATACTTTAATATGGGAGTTTGGTAGTGGAGATAATCCTGATTGGGTGCATATTAGTTATGTCGATCTTGAAAAGAATAGAAAACGTATTCTTAAAGCAGTAAGAGATCAAGGTAAAGTTAAATACATAAATATCACATAATGTCTAAAAAACCTTTCGCACAAAGTACAGTAGGTAAATTATTATTCGGCGCAGCAGCAGTCGTAAATCCCACACTCGCAAATGTTCTTAAAGGAGTTACAAGCCCAAAAGATGCAATCGCAGAAATAGGAAAAGCAAAGATACCAACACAGGATAAAATACAACTACAACAAATGTTGTTTGAGCAACAAGCCAAAGAGATGCAAGAAATAAGTGCTAGATGGATTTCAGACAATAAAGGAAGTTGGTTGTCAAGAAATGTAAGACCATTGGTATTATTGTTTTTGATTGTTTCAACAGTGCTTATGATTTTTATTGATGCTGGTGTAGTATCGTTTGAGGTTAAAGATTCTTGGGTTGATTTATTACAACTCACATTAATTACTGTCATATCTGCATATTTTGGAGGTAGGAGTTTTGAAAAGATAAAAAAATAATTATGGATTTATTAAATCACTTACTAGGAACTTGTGGAGAATCCCACATAAATATTTATCATATTATTCTATTTTTTGTATCTGCTTATATAAGTGGATATTTATTATATTACCTTTCAAAGAATGGCTAGAAAAACAAGCATACACATATACAAAAGTAATACCAGAAAACGCAAAGGCATACATTCCAAGACAAAAAGTAGTAAAGTAAAATCAAGCAAAAATTATTTAAAAAGATACAAAGGTCAAGGTAGATAAAATATTTTTATATATTTGCCTTTGCTTAAAGCAAAACTTGTGCAACCTAATAAAGTCGGAAGGCACTTGGATCAGGTAAATAATTTATTTTCTTTTCTAGTAGGGACTTTTCTTTTCTTTCTTTTTGGTTACTTTTTCTTTCTTTTCTTTAATATTAGATATATTTGATAACGTGAAAAAACCTAAACGCAAAACACTCATCAACAAACTAGACAGGATATTTTCAGAATATATAAGAAAGAGGGATGCAGATAAAAAAGGTTTTGTTAAATGTATAACATCTGGTAAGAAATATCACTATACAGAAGTAGATGCAGGACATTTCATATCTCGTAAAGAGATGTCTACTAGGTGGAACGAGGACAATGTATATGCACAGTCAAGGTACGATAACAGATATAGGTATGGTAGGCAGTATGAATATTCTTTAGCTTTAGAAAAGAAAAAAAAAGGTTTACCTAAACATCTATACAAACTATCTAAAGAAACAGTAAAGTATAGCATTGCAGACCTACAAGAGCTAATAGATAAATACAAAAAAAAACTTGATATTGAGAATAAAAGATTATCTTTGTGATCCTTACCAACTTCGGTAAGAGTTTTGTTTTTAAAGGGGGGGATTAATTTTCTCCTCTTTTTTTTTGGATATTAACAATTTATAATTATCTTTGAGTAAAACAAAACAGAATGGTAAGATACAATCAAGAATCAAACATATACGATACAATCTACGAACATAGATATATAACTATAGAGTATGACTTTACAACATCAGAACTTGACCATTTTTCTGGAACAGGAACTTTTGATGGAGTAACTATTAATCGTATTTTGGAGGATAACATAGACATCACAAACAATTTTACAAAAGAAGATTTAAAATTTTTAAGAAATAGAATCTTTAAAGACATAATGAATAAATAATATGGACTACAAACAAAAAGCAAAACAATTAGAAAAAGATAAAAGAGCTTTATTAAGACAGTTACGAAGTCTGCAAAGAAACATAAGAGAGTATGATCAGACTATTTTAAATAGGATCATTGAAAATAAAAATATTAAATTAGAAGAATATAAAGACAAAAATTTAAAAAGATGAGTTACAACGCACAAATTAAAGAAATACACAAACTTGATATATTGCCTTTTGGAAAAAAAAATGACATATACACCTATAAAGTTATTACAACACAACATACAGGTTTGTTTTATACTGACAATCTAAAGATTTCAAAGGGTGATCTTATACGTTATGAACTTAAAGAGCAAAAAAATAAAGAATGGCAAATAGTCATACCAAAAGATAAAAATAAAAAACCTATGTATAGCAACTATACAAAACAAGAACAATCAGTTGCTAGACTAGATACAGGGAGAAGTATTTTACTACAGGTAGCTTTTAAAGAAGCATCACAGGCATATATTGCAGGTAAAATATCTCAAGATGAAGTGGAGACATTAACAAATAAATACTTTAATATAATAGACAAATAAAATGGAATTAACAGGAACAATATTACAAATAGGCACAACAAAAGAATACGGATCAAATGGTTTTAAAAAAAGAGATTTAATTTTATCTACAGATGAACAATATCCACAAAAGGTAAAGATAGAGTTTGTTCAGGATAAATGTCAAGTATTAGACAAATACAAAAAAGATGATGGTGTAACAATCGGCATCAATATAAAAGGTAGAGAGTGGATAAACCAACACAACCAAAAGAAGTTCTTCAACTCTATACAGGGTTGGAAAATAGAAAAAGCAGAGCTGAAAAAAGAGTTACAATTAGCAGATCAAAACCAAGATAGAGAAGATGACTTTTCATTCTAAAGGATATGATGAGGAGTTTGGTAGTTATAAGATAGTATCTAAAATAGAAACTCCAAAGTATTACGATGGTGCAAATGGTTACACTGCAAGAGAGGTAGTTGAGAACTTTGATTTAAACTATAATCTAGGAACTGCTTGTACTTATATACTAAGAGCCGGCAAAAAGCATCCAAGTCCGGCAGGCGACATACAGAAAGCAATCAATCACTTAAAATTTGAATTAGAAAAACTATCTAAATAATGCTTATAAACTTTGAAGATCATTTAGAAAAACTTGAACTAATACGAACAGGCAAACTAAATGAAGCACCAAAGATAGGCATCGAAGAAATAGATAGTGTAATACGATTCAAAAGAAATCTTACTTGTTTTGCAGGACACGCAAACGTAGGTAAGACATCTGTTATTATATATTTTATGTTGCTATTTGCTATGAAACATAAGATAAAATTTTTGGTATTCAGCTCTGAAAACGAACCTCATTCTTTGATTAGAAGATTAATAGAGTTCAAATCTCAAAAACCAATAAACAAACTGTCAAAAGAAGAACTTGATAAACATACAGAGTTTGTATATGAACATTTTAAATTTATAGACTGCGAACAAAATTATGATTATTTAGATTTACTATCTTTGTGTGAGGTGGTTATGCCACAGTATGATTTTGACTGTTTGATAATTGATCCGATAAACAGTTTGAGAAAGAATAAAGGAATGATGAAGTTCAGTAATGCTTTCGAATATTTGTATGAGTGTATGACAGACTTTAGAATATTTGTTAAAAAATACAATAAAGGTTTGTGGTTAGTGATGCACTCGGTTACTGAAAGTTTTAGAAAAAAATACAATAGCAATCACGAATACGCAGGACACCCTATACCTTTGGCTATGTCTGATGTAGAGGGTGGCAATGTTTTTGGTAATAGAACAGATGATTTCTATACAATTCATAGGATGACCCAACACGAATCAAGATGGATTTATACAGAGCTTCATTGTAAGAAAATCAAAGATCACGACTTAGGATGTAAGCCAACACCTTTCGATAGTCCACTTATTCTAGAAAGCATTAAGAACAATGTCGGATACAAATTAGGAGACAAAGACATACACAGACCGAACATCATAGAACAATTAAAAATGCCATTTTGAAAACACAAGTAGAGATAGCATACGAAAGACACGAAAAGTGGATGGAGATCACAAGAAGTTTTGGTGGTTTGAGAGAAACAGAAGTTGAGGATATAGTGCAAGAACTATACCTTTTGCTAATAAAAAATACACAAAAAGGTATTGACTTCAGTTATGGAGATTGCGATATTAACTACTACTACATTTTCAAAATATTGAGAGGTTTGTATGTTGACCTGTTACGAAAGAAAATGAAAGTAACTTACACGACTTTAGAGAATATACAAATAGAAGATGAGGGTACAGTAAACTATGATGAAGTGTATGCAAAGATACAACAAGCTCTTAAAGAAATTTACTGGTACGATGCAAAGGTATATGATATTGTAAGTGGTGGAGAAAGCATAAGTGAACTATCAAGAAAAAGTCAAATAAGTTATTACTCACTTTATAATACTTTCAGAAATGTAAAGAAAAAACTAAAAGAACTTATATGAAAAACAGAAACTTAATTCATAGTGATAATTGGCAAACACCCAAAGAGTTGTACGATAAATTAAATAAAGAGTTTAATTTTAAGTTTGATCCGTGTCCAATAAACCACAACACAGATAATTGGAACGGACTTGAAGTAGAATGGAAAGAAAGAAACTTTATTAATCCACCTTATAGCAGAAAACTAAAAGAACAATTTGTAAAAAAAGCAATACAAGAAAGTAAGAAAGGTAAATTATGTGTTCTACTTTTACCTGTATCTACAAGCACAAAATTATTTCACGACTTTATTTTACCAAATAAAAAAGAAATAAGATTTTTAAAAGGTCGAGTGAAATTTGTTGGTTACAATACTTTTGGAGATAAAGTAACAAACAAAGCAGGTATGCACGACAGTATGATAGTAATATTAAACGATGAGATTAGGAGATAAATTAGAATACATAATAAACATCATTACATTTGGTAAAGGCAAAGATATAGCACAATGGATCGCAATAAAATTAGGATATGAAGATTGTGGGTGTGATGATAGAAAAAATTGGTTAAATGGAATCACAAGAACTAGAACAAAAACTAAACAAAGAAGAATATCAAAAGTGGACAAAATTCAAAGGAATTAAAAGCAGTCAGATTAACAAACAAGAACAAGAGCTGATTGCATCTTTACATTCTAAATATTTTTACCATAATTTCTATCTGCCCTGTGGATGTTCCCCAAGAACTTGGAATCAATGGATAGCAGACATAAATAAATTATACGCAGGTGGGTTTAGAGACAATACATAGGTTTGAAAAGATAGTAGTAAAGTTCTTAAATGAGTTTGAGGATTGGAACTTGAAATGGTCAGAGGGTAAGTTTGAACATTATGATGCATCAGGCACGACACCTAAAGGACATCAATGCGTTATGGAGATGAAGTTTAGAAACAAATACTATAAAGAAAAGTTATTAGAAAAATACAAGTATGATAAACTTATGGAGATGGATAGTGAGATTGTCAAGCTCTATTTTGTATCTGATCCCAAAGGCACTTATTTATATTGGATCAACTACTTAGATATGCCAGAGGTCAAAGAGTTATATTGTCCTGATACTACATTATGGACAAAAAAGAAAAAACTAAAACAGGTGTATTTACTCACAGAAGATATGGCATCAATCGTACACAAAGAGTAGTTATTAGATATTGTCAACTATTTTTTGTATATTGTCAATAAAAAAACATTATGGCAAAGAATAATCATTTTCCAATAGAAAATAAAGTTACAAATGATTGTAGAAAAAAAATACAAGAAGAAAAGGTAATTGAATTTTTGAAAGAGAACAGAATAATATTAGCACAACTTGGATATGAGATCACAAAAAAACAAGTATCTGACATATCTGAATGATAATTATTTCTACGAGATTGGATATATAAAAAAAGAAAGCAATATGAAAAAACAATACAGAAGCAATCAGGGCAGAAGTCCTGAAAAAGAAGAACAAACATATCAAACACTTAAACTTGCATTTATACTATTTGTTGTATCAATGAGTGCGTATTTATTTATGAGCTTATGGATATAAAAGAAAAGCAAGAGTTTGAATTGGCATTTAATTATATAGGTCAAGCGATGGCAAATGCTTTTGAAAAAGCAAGTCCAGAAAGAAAAAAACAGATTGGTTTGTTTATAAGTTGTATTAACAAGATGTATAAGTACACCAATAGTATAGAAACAGAATTAATATTAAAACAAACAAATAATGATACAACTTTTGGACGGAAGAAATTACTCCAAGAAAGAATTGCTCAAAAAAATGGTAGATGATAAATTCTACTATGGAGAACTAAACAAATTAGCATTGAGCAGTTCATCACTCAAACTGTTACTATCAAGTCCAAAGACTTACAAGTATGTTACAGAATATGGTAGTCCAGAAACACAACCATTGAGAGATGGTCGTTTGGTACATCAGGCGATCCTAGAGCCACAAAAATTTAGTGAACAGATATTTGTAAATGTATCTTCCAAGAATACAAAAACATACAAAGAAGCTAGAGAAAAATATGGAGAGGTATATACAAGACTTGAAAAAGAAAACGCAGAGAAAATAGCAGATGCTTTTTTTAAGAATGAACACGCAATGAAACACATCACAGATTGTGATTTTGAAGTATCTGCAATAGGTACAATACAAGGTTATCCATTCAGAGGTAAAGCAGATGTGTTGAAAAAAGATGGCATCGTAGACATCAAGACCACAACAGGTGGGGTAAAAAACTTTTATCATTCAGCAAAGAAATATTCTTACGATGTTCAGTGTTATATATATTGTCAGCTCTTTGATGTAACATATTTAGACTTCAAGTTTGTAGTTATAGACAAAGGATCATTAGACATTGGGGTTTGGAACTGTTCGGAGGAGTTCTATTTGGAAGGGGAACGAAAAACAAAAGAAGCAATACAAATATTTGAAAAGTTCTTTATAGAAGGACAAGACATAGATAATTATATAATAGAAGGAATATTATGACTAAAGCAGATAAGATAGCAAAAGAAATAAACAAAATAGCAAAGGTAGATGTATTCCAGAATACAAGAAAAAGAGAAGTAGTAGAGGCAAGATCATTACTATCATTCATACTATACAAATACGAAAAGATGACACTACAAGAAATAGGCAATCTATTCAAACAAAAGGGTAGATCAGGCAATCACACAACAGTATTACATTCCATCAAGAGCTTTGAAACTCATAAAAAATACAATAGTAGAATACAAGATTGGTTGTTAGACATCACACTCAAACTGAAAAACAATGATGCAAAGAAAGAGTTTATAAAACACAAGGTAAACTTTCTTAAAAATAAAGATGTAGATAAGATTGCAAAGCAAGTAGATAAAATGACACAAAATAAATAGTCAGCAAAAATTAATTAAATTTTACGATATATAGATATACAAAAGATTAATTAATTAATATTTTATTAATTCTATGGATGGTAGAAAAAACAATGGTGGACACTCAACAAAAGGCAGAGCAGGTAGAAAACCAAAGGCACAAGAAAAAGACCTTATTGAAAAACTTGATCTTATAATTAATAATGAGGAAGTTATTAAGAAACTCAAGGTATTGATAGACAAAGGAGATATGAGAGCTTTGAATTTATATATGGGTTATAGGTACGGCAAACCAAAAGAAACCAAAGACATACATATCAACGAAGATGTACCATTATTTATTGATTGATGTTTACACAAACACAAGCAGTTAAAAGATTACGAAAACTAAACAAAAGAATCAAAATTATAAGAGGTGGTAGTTCTGCTGGTAAGACTATTGCAATACTTATGATCCTGATTGACTATGCAATAAAAAATCCATACAAAGAAATAAGCATAGTAGCAGAGAGCATCCCACACTTGCGTAGAGGTGCTTTAAAGGACTTTTTAAATATTATGAAGGGTACATATAGGTATGATGAAAGAAAGTTCAATAGAAGTACCTTAAAATACGAATTTAGTACAGGCAGTTATATAGAGTTTTTTTCTACAGATCAACCTGATAAATTAAGAGGTGCAAGGAGAACAGACTTATTTTTGAATGAGTGCAATAATATAGACTTTGAAAGCTATCAACAATTAGCAGTAAGAACTTCTGGAGATATATGGTTAGACTACAATCCTACTAATTTGTTTTGGGTAGATAAAGAATTGATAGGACAGGATGATACAGACTTTGTTACACTTACCTACAAAGACAATGAGAGCTTGTCAGACACGATTGTAAAAGAAATAGAGAAAGCAAAAGTAAAATCAAAGACATCTACATACTGGGCAAACTGGTGGAAGGTATATGGACTTGGAGAGATAGGCAGTTTAGAGGGTGCTTGTATTCCAGATTGGAAGTCAATAGACAATATACCTAGTGATGCTAGACTTCTTTGTGCAGGTCTTGACTTTGGATATTCTGTTGATCCATCTACATTCATCAGACTATACAAATGGAACAATGCTTATATATTTGATGAATTACTTTATAGAAAAGGTATGCTCAACAGAGATATTAGCCACTTCTTAAAAGATAAACAAATCAACGAGAATATATATGCCGATAGTGCAGAACCAAAATCAATAAGCGAGATCCGTTCTTATGGTCATAAAATATTTCCTGTAACAAAAGGTAGAGATTCTGTAATCTATGGAATTAACCTAATAAACCAAAACGAAATATATGTAACATCAAGATCAAAGAATCTAATCAGAGAATTACAAGGATATGTTTGGGATAAAGACAAAGAGGGTAACAATATCCAGAAACCAACAGGCCTACATCCTGACTGCATCGATGCAGCTCGATATGCACTTATGATGCAATTAGAAAATCCGAATCGTGGAAAATACGCAATACGATAACAGAAGTAAAAAAAAAACTTATTATATTTTGTTAATTAAAAAAAAAGTTGTATATTTGTAAAATAAATAAAGTTTAATTAAAAACAAAACAAATGAAAATAACAGAAAAACAAATACAACAAAGAATGAAAGATCTTGGTACATCAAGAGAAGAAGCAATCCGATCTATTAAGGTAGGTGAAAGACTAAAACAAAGATTGCAAAAGGGTGGTTGGATATAGATTAAGATAATTAAAAACAAAATAATATGAAAACAAAACAAATAGAACAAATAAAAATAAACAAATACACAAAAGATTTAGCTAAGAAATATGATCTTGTAAGACCACAATGGTTTGAAATTTGGAAAGACAATCAGTTTTTATCTAACTACCCTAACTACCGACTAAAGTGGAAAAAATTTACAGACCTATATGATGATTATTATTATATTTCTAATTCCACTTGGAAAGGTGCTAAAAACTTTGCTACCTTCAAAGAAGCAAATCAATATTGCAAAAGAAAGGGTTTTGACAATTACACGATTAAGTTGCGTTTCTTATGCTCAAACTTTTATTCAGAGGGTTCAAGGCATTGGAGTAAAGGTTGGGTAAATTGGAAAAACATTTATACACAGTAAAAAAATAATTAAAAAGTAAGCAAATGAAAAAAAAATATTTACATCCAGTATTAAATAAAGAAGTTGATAAAGAAATTTATTTTAACTTTGTATTAAGCAAGGACTTTCCAAAAGGTCCACCAAGCGAGAAGATGAAGTAGGATTTTTAATTTTTAGTTAGTTGTTTGAGGAGGGTTTAATCGCCCTCCTTTTTTTTTGTCAAAAATCAATCTTGAATTTCGATATATATATATGAGGATGAAAATTACTGTACCAAATAGTTTATCAGAAATCAAACTATCGCAATACCAAAAGTTTTTGAAGATACAACAAGAGAATGATGATGAACATTTTCTTGCATCAAAGATGATAGAGATATTTTGTGGCATACCACATAAAGAATCTTACAGTCTCAAAGCAAAAGATGTTTACAGGATCACGAACATACTTGCAAATATGTTTGAACAAAAACCACAACTCGAAAGAAGATTTGTTTTGAATGGTGTGGAGTATGGTTTTATACCAAACTTAGATGATATGACACTAGGAGAGTATGTTGATTTAGATACTTATATTTCTAAATGGGAAGAAATAGACAAAGCTATGGCAGTTCTATATAGACCTATACTTGACACTTACAATGACAAATACAACATTCAGGAATACAAAGCTGATGGATCAGAGCACTTTAAAGACTTACCGATGGATATTGTCTTTGGTAGTATGCTTTTTTTTTATCGTTTAGGAATAGACTTGTCGAAAGTTATGACATCTTATTTGGAGAACAACAAGGAGATACAACAACTGCTAACGCACAATTCGGTCTTAAATGGGGTTGGTATCAGTCAATTTTCGCACTCTCTCAAGGAGATATTACAAGATTTGAAAATATCACTAAACTAGGTATGCACGAATCTTTAATGATGTTGACATTTATGAAAGAAAAAAATGAGCTTGAAGCAAGACAATTAAAAAGAAAATATAAATGAGTAATCAGGGAATAAGAGGTTTTTACCAACTGACAGATACAATCAAAACAAACTTGTTGCTTGATCCAAATGTCAATACAGTAACAACTGGAGATATAACAGAAATAGATTTATCAAAACAGACCATATTCCCTCTTGCCCATATTATTGTAAACACAGTTACGGCACAAGAACAAGCTCTGGTATTTAACATTACATTGATGGCTATGGATGTTGTTAATGAATACAAAGATGAAACAACAGACATTTTTGTAGGTAATGATAACGAACAAGATGTACTCAATACACAACTAGCAGTCATAAATAAAATCATACACTTACTACGTAGAGGGTCTTTATATACATCTAAATATCAATTATCTGGCGACCCAGTATGTGAGCCATTCTATGAAAGGTTTGAAAATAGATTAGGTGGTTGGGCGTGTACTATGGACATACTAATTGAAAACGATATAAGTATTTGCTAATGGAATTACAAGAAACAAAAAAGGTATTGAATGATTTTGCAAAGTATGTAATACAACAAGCAAGAAGTAATTTGACAAAAGGCAAAAAAAACTTTAACAAAAAACTTTACAACTCTTTAGCTTTTACTCCACCACTTATAGACAATACTGGTATTATAATTCAGTTTGTGATGGAAGATTATGGGGTTTACCAAGATGAAGGAGTGAAGGGTAAAGACCCATCTCAAGTATCGCCAAATGCAAAGATAACAGGTCAACAAGCACCAAACTCAAGGTTTAGATTTGGAAGTGGCACTAGTAGAGGTACGTTCGATAAATTTGCAAAAAGAATGTCTTTGTTTGCTAAAGCAAAAAATATAAGATTCAGACAATCAAGAGGAAAGTTTGCAAAAGGTGGATATGATGCGATGGGGTACGTTATAGCAAAAAACATTTACAGTAGAGGTATCAAACCTAGTTTGTTTTTTACAAAACCTTTTGAGAAAAGATTTAAAACATTACCACCAGAACTTATCGCATCATTTGTAAACGACTTTGAAAAAGAATTATAATGGCAATAGAAAAAATAAATATAAACAGTCCTGTCTATCTTAAAATAGAAAATTCAGCAGGTTTAACAAGTTGTAATCTAACACTTGCAATATATAGTGGTGTTTTTAATGCAAGTCCTTCTACAACTTATGAACTCGTAAAAAACGAGGTTGCAAATAACAACTATGTTATATTTGAGATTGGAGAACTCATAAAAGATTACATCGCATATAGTTTTAGTGGTACGTTTGGTAGTAATGGTGTAAATGTTTGGGTACAAACAACTGCAACACCTAAAGAGGGGTCAACATCAAGACCTGCAATAAGCTCTATCTATTTGGCTTTTGATGGTGTTGGATATTTTGAGGAGGGGTTTGATATAACAAGTTCATCAAATAGTACAACAACACAAACACTCACAAGACACAAAGGAAGTGTAACAAAGCTGATGTCGAATACAAAGATATTTAGAGAAACACAAGAGGTGTTATACATTCCTGTACTTGCAAACTTGAGTGTAAATTCTGGAAGTGATACATTAACAGGTGCAACTACTGTAAACTTCAAAAATGGTAGTTCAACTGTATCAAGTGTAACAGTATCTACAGGAGTGTCAAACTCCAATAGTGCAATAGAATATGCAACAAGCACAACTGCAACACTCACAAGTGTAGATATTGTTACAGGTGGATCAACAGAAACAATAGAAATAGAAGAACAAGACTGTAATAGATTCACAAACCTACCAATAGTGTTTGTAAACAAATCAGGTGCTTTACAAAAGGTAAACTTCTTTTTAAAATCTATAGAAAGTGTAAACGTACAAAAAGATGAATTTAAAAGCAGTACACTTACAACAGGTGCGACATATTCTGTAAACAATCATCAGTATAGAAATAGAAACATAAACAGTAGAGAAACAATCATACTAAATACAGGATATGTAGATGATAGTTACAACCAAGTAATTGAACAGATACTTACAAGTAAAAGATGTTGGATATTCCAGAATAATCAATATTTACCTGTAATACCACAAGATCAAAATGTTACATTCAAGACATCACTCAATGATAGACTTGCAAATTATACAATGACATTCAAGTATGCTTTTGATAAAATAAATACAATAAGATAATGAATGAAGTAAGTCTATTAATACCAGACATAGTAATAGACAATCCACAACCTGATCCAGATTTGTGGAATCTAACCACAACTAATTGGGAGAACACATTTAGAAAGTGGAACGAGATAAACTTAATTACAGACATAGATTATCAAAGACTTGATTTATTTGAAGATGAACAAATTAGTCTTACACAAACAATACAAGACATAAGAGATATTGAAAAGGTGTTTACCGACTTCAGTAAGTCATTTAGTTTACCTGCAAGTAGTAAAAACAATTTATTATTCAGACACTACTACAGATCAGACATTGTAGAAGATAGGGTTGCAGATAGTATATTCAATGCAAACTCTAAATTAAGAGCAATACTAGAGCTGAATTACAAAAGATTCAAAAGTGGATACATAGTTTTAAATGGTGTTAAGCTCAAGAATAATCAACCTGATAGTTACAATATTACATTCTTTGGAGAGACAGTAACACTTAAAGACAAACTAAAAGATAGAAGATTATCTAGTTTGGACTTTTCACAGTTCGACCACGCATACGATGTATCGAACGTAAGACAAGGAGTACAAACATTTGTAACGGCTTTAAGTGGTGGTACAACAAGCACGGCTCACGTTATATATCCAATCATATCACATACACAAAGATTTATTTACAATAGTGGTGCAGGTGGTGTATTGACAAGTCAAGAAAGATCAAGCACAACAAGAAACCTCTTTGCAAGTGGCAGTCAATCGACAGTAAACTCTGGTCAAGCTACAGAAAGATTGGGAAGTACAATGGGTTTTGTATTTACAGACCTTAAACCTGCATTGAGAGTAATAGATATTATTAGAGTTATAGAACAAGACAATGATATACAATTACAATTCAGTGATGACTTTTTTCAAGAAACAGGATTATTTGCAGACCTATATATGTGGCTACACAGAAACAAAGGGGAAATAGGAATCACAGAAAGTAATGAGAGTGATGTTACAAAACTTATTATAAATAAAATACAGAGCTTTACAGGAGACACAACAAATTTCTTTAGTGATGGTCAGTTTGATTTTGTACCAGTATTTGATGGTGGTGTATTTAGATTTGTTGTAGGTACAGGATTAAACAGTTTGATACAACAAGAAACTATGCAGATAATATGGACTATCACACCTTCCGTATCTAGCAAAAAATTTACTGCAAAATTAAGAAAAGCAGATACAGGAGAAATAGTTGCAGAACAACCATATACGCAAACAGGAAGTGTAACACTTAACAGACTTTTTGAACAAGGTTTCAATGGTAGTTTTGAACAACAAAACATTCAGTTCTTGATAGAAACTACAGAGACAAGTTTGAACTTGACTTATTCTTTACAGTTTGTTAGAGTATCAGAATCAGAAGATTCAAGTGAAGATTTCTCTGCAACAATCACGGCAGGTATTGTAGAACCTGACAGTTTGGTAGAAACAATATTTGTTCAGGATAATATACCAGACATAGGCATACTAGAGTTCTTGACAGGTATATTTAAAATGTTCAATTTAACTGCATTTATTGAAGATGATCCAAGTAGTGATGACTTTGGTAAAGTTGTTGTAAAAACATTAGATAGTTTTTATTCAGGTGGTACAAGCAGAGACATCACAGAGTTTGTAGATACAAGTCAAGGAGAAAGTAATTTTAGTGTACCATTTAATGATATACAATTTAAGTTTGCTGATCCTAAAACATTTGGTGCTTTCTTTTTTGAGAAACTAAATAACAGACAGTTAGGAAGTGTAAAAGCAAGTTCAACATCAGGTAGTGGTAGAGACCCTAGACTAAACAGAGGACAAGACTACAGGGTACAATTACCCTTTGAAAAAATGTTTTTTGAAAAGCTCACAGATGGAAACGACAATAGTGATACAACAATTGGGTTTGGATATTTTGTAGATGACAACCAAGCACCTGTTATAAATAAACCTCTTATGTTTTTTAGAGCAAACACGACAGGAACGGCAATACAGATGCAAGATGGTGGTGGAACAGGTACACCACTGAGTATCACTCAATACAACAGAGCAAGTAATTTTAGAGTAGGTACACAAAGTGTGGTTATTGCAGTTAGCTCTGGAGAATCAAGTGCAGTAAGTTTTAGTTATGTTGTACCTACAACTTTTGCAACTGCTACAGTATCAGTAAGTCCAAACAGTTCGACAACAATTAATCCACTAGTTACAGGAAGTCTTTTAAGAACATCTACAGTATCAAGTGAATCAAATGTTACAACTACATTCACAACACTTACAACAGGAAACACTTTGAATTTCAGTACAGAGATCAATCCTTTTGTAGCAACAGTAGAGGACAACAATACACTATTCTTGAATTTTTATAGTAAGTATATAAGAGATGTATTTAGTTACAATAGGAGATTGGTAAAAGTCAATGCTATACTACCACAAAAGTTTTTATTAAGATATAAATTGAGTGATACAATAGTAGTTGGGAATACAGAGTTTTATATAAACAAAATCACAACAAACCTACAAACAGGTAAGAGTAGTTTAGAATTATTAACCAAAGTAAACACAATATCGTAATGATACAGGGAATATTACAATTATTAGAGTTTGTAAATGGCGAAACCGAAAACATTAGGATTGCACAGGGGAAGTATGAATTACCAAAAACTTTTACAAGGACATTCAAACAAATAAAAAATGAGATAAAATGGCAAAAGAAGTAATAATAAATTTAGAAGCTAAAACAGATGAAGCCATAAAAGGTATTCAAGAAACAAAGAAAGAAATACAAGACCTTAACAAAGAAGTTACAAAAGGCAACAAAGATACAGTAGATGGTTTCAAAGCAGTTGAGGGTGCAGGTACAGTTGCAGCAGGTGGCATAAGAAAAATATCATCATCAATAAAAGCTCTTGGTATAGGTCTTTTGATAGCAGCTTTTGCAAAATTTACAGAAGTATTAAATGAAAATCAAAGAGTTACAGATTTTTTCAATACAACATTTGAAGTTCTATCTCTTGCCTTCAACGATTTCTTCAATTTTGTTTTTGACAATGTCGGTGGTGTTGTAGATGCGTTCAAGTCAATATTTGAAAACCCCTTACAATCAATTCTAAATTTTAGAAAATCAATAACAGAAGGTATTATACAGAGATTTAAAGAAATGTTAGAGGTAGTGGGTTTTGTAGGAGATGCTATTCAAAAAGTATTTAAAGGAGATTTTGCAGGTGCAGCAGAAAGTGCAAAAAATGCAGGTAAGGGTTTATTAGATGTTGTTACTGGTGTGGATGACAGTTTCGATAAAACGGTTGAAACAGTTGGTAAAGTTGCAGAAGCAACGAAAAACTATGTAACAGAAACTATCAAAGCAGGTAAAGCAAATGTCGAACTTACTAAACAAGCAGAAATAGCAAGAGTAAGGCAACAGGGTTTGGTAGAGAGTTTCGATTTACAAGCAGAGAAATTAAGACAAGTAAGAGATGAAGAAAGAAACACAATAGAAGATAGAATAAAAGCAAACAATGATTTAGCGAAAGTTTTGGATCAACAAGAAGAAGCTATGCTAAAACAAGTTGATATGCAAATTAAAGCAGCACAAGCAGAGTTTGACAAAAATAAAAATCAAGAAAATACAATAGCACTACTTGAAGCACAACAAGAAAAAGAAGCAGTATTAGCACAGATTGCAGGTTTTAGATCAGAACAAAAATCAAATGATTTAGCACTTGATAGAGAGCTTATAGAATTGACAAACTCCAAACTAGAATCAGAAGCAAATTTAGGAATTGAGAGAAAAAGAATCAATGCAAGTAAAATAGAGGATGATTTAAAAAGATTAGAAAGAGAAAAAGAAATTGATTTAGAAGAAGAAACATTACAAAGAAACAGACTACAAAGGATTGTTGATGAAGCAAACGCAGGGACACAAGCAAAGGTTGATGCTCAAATAGCTTTAGATGAATTTGAAGTTGAGATGTCGCAAAAAAAACTTGATAGAGAAAAAGAAATATCTGAACAAGAAAAAATAATTTTAGATGCAAGACTAAAAGCTCAGATAGGTTTTGCACAAGCAGTTGGTAATGTTGTTGGTGCTTTAGGTGGACTTTTGCAAGAGGGAACTAACGCAAGTAAGGCAGCAGCTCTAGCAGATATTATTATTAAAACAGGAGTTGGTTTTGCACAAGGTTTAGATATAGCACAAAAAACGGCAGCAGGAACTGGACCTGCAGCAGCATTTGCTTTTCCCATATTTTATGCTAGTCAAATTGCAGCAGTTTTAAGCACAGTCAGTTA